ATTGGGTATAACAAATCGTGCCTATGTTCAGCGAGCAGACATTGACCTCACTGAACTCACTGCTTCATTGAGTCGCCCAGTGGGAATACCAGCTGATGGCACTTGGTGGCTGGATACATCTACCACATTGTGGGGAATCCAAGAATGGAATGCCAGTACTAACACCTTCACTGTGCGTACTCCTACTATTTACAACAGTTCGGCAGATGTAGTAGATGCTGACGGTGGTGATTTTACTCCTTTGCAAAGTCTAGGCAGCATTGGTGATTATGCAGTGGTCACATTGTCCAATACCATTGACCCATTGATTAATGGGTGGTACAAAAATGCCTCTAACGACTGGGTGCAAATAGGCACAGTTGACTGGCAAAATTCATGGCCCACAATCAGAGGCACTGGTACTCCTTCTAGTCTCACACTTGGATCTTCTATTGTTATCAACGACACTGTGGTCACTGTGGGAGCTGGCAGTACAGCAGCTACTGTGGCTGGATTTGCCACAGCCATTAACAATGCAGCCATTGCTGGTGTCACAGCAGCAGCTTCTAGCGGCAAACTGTTTATCTATGCAGATGAAAATGCTACCAACGATGGTAGCACTGCAACTGCTGGCGTTGTCAGTATTGAAGCTGGCAGTGGCGGCACTGCACTGTTGGCAGCGCTGGGCATCAGCGCCATTGAATATTATGCTCCAATATATTTTGCAGGCTACAGTTACCAAGCTCCTCGCTGGGCCGAAGGACAGTCCCGGCCACGCCCGACTGGCAGTGTCTGGAACAACATCAGTTCAGTAAACAACGGTGTCAGTGTCAAACTCAAACAATACAGTATAACACTGGGCGATTGGGTGTTGGTAGATTGTCCTGTTTATGCCAATGACGGAGCTTACAATGCTGCCAAAGATCCCGCTGGTGGCGGCAAAAACGTGCCAGTGGGTTCAGTATATGCTCGTCCCAATTCAGACTTCTATGAAACCACTCCGTTGTCATCTTTTTCTTTTGAAATTTTTGAAAAGATTGCCATAGGATCCACAGTGATCACTGGTAGCACTGTGCCCACTGGTACGCCATTTACTGTAGGTAATGCGTTTACCATGTCAACATATGTCACTGGCAGCACTGATTTGGACACTGGTACCGTGACCATTGGAGGAACTGGTACAGTGTCAGATTTCTTGGCTGCGGTGTCTGCTGCAGATGTGGCCAATGTTTCTGCCAGCGTCAACAGCGCAGGCAACATTGTGTTTACTCAAAGTGCAGGCGGCCCTATACAATTTACACCAGTCACTGGCACGCCATTGAGTGTGGCAGGCATCACAGCAAACACGCCTAAGTGCCGTTTGTCTCCAAATGATGGAGTTTCTATCATTGGCAGCAATTTTGTAACTGCACCTTTGTTTACATACACTGCTAGCCCAACTGCACCAGATACCAATCCAGACAACGGTAGATTGTGGTACTATAGTTCTGTTGATCAGGCAGACATCATGATTCAAAACAACGGTGCTTGGGTGGGTTACCAAACAGTAGCCAATGATGTGCGCGGTTTTGATCTGACCTTGTGCAACGCCACAGGTCCAATCATTGCTGCCACAGCACCAACCACTCAAACTGATGCAGCTCTAAGCCCACTACAGTATGGTGATCTTTGGGTAGACAGCAGTGATTTAGAAAATTATCCCAAACTTTATCGTTGGGAATCTGTCAGTGGCACTGATCAATGGGTAGCCGTTGATACCACTGATCAAGTGACACAAAATGGTATCTTGTTTGGTGATGCTCGATGGGCTGCCAGTGGAGCAGTGGATCCTGCAGCTGGCGAGATTGCTACCATTGAAAGTTTGTTGACCAGCAACTATGTTGATCTTGATGCGCCCAGCGCAAGTCTATATCCACAGGGTATGCTGCTGTGGAACACACGTAGATCTGGTTACAATGTCAAGCGATTCACTACCAATGTGTTTACTTCAGCCAACTACCCTGATGCACCTGCATACAATCCTGCTTCTCCAGCTACCATTGGCAACTTGCCTGAGTATTCTTACACTTGGGTATCTGCCAGCGGTTTGAAGAGCAATGGTGCAATGTATTCAGGCCGCCAAGCTCAACGACAAATGATTGTAGCAGCCATGAAGTCAGGCATAGACACCAGCTTGGGCGCCAGAGAAGAAACTGCTCAGTACAATCTAATTGCAGCCACAGGTTATCCCGAGTTGATCCCCAACATGATTGCACTCAGTAACGAGCGCAACAACACATTGTTTGTGGTTGGTGACACTCCAATGCGCCTGCCTGGTGATGGCAACAGTTTGGTACAATGGGCTACCAACAACAGTGGCCTGGGCACTGTCACTGGTGACGGTCAAGCGGCTACTAGCAATTACGCTGCTACATTTTATCCCAGCTGCCAGACCACTGATTTGAGTGGCAATACTGTGGTTACCGCACCAAGTCATATGATGGTTCGTACTATTATTCGCAGTGACGAAGTGAGCTACCCATGGTTGGCACCAGCTGGCACCCGACGTGGTGTAGTTGACAACGCACTGCAATTGGGCTACATCAATGCAACCACAGGCGAATTTGTGCCGCTGAGTGTTAACCAAGCCCTGCGCGATATCTTGTATCTCAACAATGTTAACCCAATTACATTTGTCAATGGTGTGGGTATCACAAACTTTGGCAACAAGACATCTACCACAACAACCACAGCATTGGATCGTATCAATGTGGCACGTTTGGTAGCATTCCTGCGTGGACGGTTGGAAGAAATTGGTAAACTGTATTTGTTTGAACCCAATGATCAAATCACACGAAATGAAATCACCAATACCATCAACAGTTTGATGGTAGATTTGGTTGCAAAACGTGCATTGTACGATTACTTGGTTGTGTGCGATCTTAGCAACAACACTCCAGCCCGCATTGACGCCAATGAATTGTGGGTGGATGTGGCCATTGAACCAGTGAAGGCAGTGGAGTTTATCTACATACCGCTGCGTATCAAGAACACCGGAGAGATCGCAGGAGGCGCATAAAAAAATAGGGCTCAGGCCCTATTTTTTGACTAGTGTCATAGGTAAATAAACATAGGAGATATACATGCCAAGTTCATCACTAAACAAAATGACAGTACCGCTTGCCAGCGATCAAAGTGCAAGCACACAAGGTCTGTTGATGCCCAAACTGAGATATCGCTTTCGAGTGATGTTTGAAAATCTGGGCGTGTCAACACCAACCACTGAATTGACCAAACAGGTTGTGAGTTTTGCAAGACCCAATCTTACATTTGAAGAAATTGCTTTGCCAATCTATAACAGCACACTCAAATTGGCTGGACGTCATAGCTGGGCAGATGTACAAACTGAAATTCGTGACGATGCGTCAGGCAATGTCAGCAAACTAATTGGTGAACAGATGCAGAAACAGATGGACTTCTTGGAAATGAGTTCGGCTGCATCGGGCATTGATTACAAGTTCCTGACCAAGTTTGAAATTCTTGATGGTGGCAACGGCGCCAATGAGCCCATTGTTCTAGAGTCATGGGAACTGTATGGATGCTATCTCAAAGCCGCAGACTATGGACCAATGAACTATGGTTCCAATGAAGCAGTGGCAATTACACTGACCATTGCTTACGACAACGCCAACCAAGGCAATCAAGGTGGTGGCGGTATTGGTGGTGTTATTGGACGTACAGTCAACGACGTTGTAACAGGCATAGGCCAAGGCGCCTAATAAGGCGTAGGCCATGTCTAGTTTTGGTCAAGACTTTCTCAAAGGTTTTACGGCCACGGCCAGCTTGCGTGATTACACTCACGCAAGCAAAACTTTTCGCACCAATGCCTACGAACTTAAACCCAGATTTAAGTTTTTGTTTCACGTGGTGTTCTCGTTGAATTACAACGAAATACCAGCTCTGAAAAACGCTAAAATTTTCAATCCTGAAAACGTATACAATCTCAGTCTGGCAGTAAAAACTGTAGAACTGCCAAAATTTAGCATAGACACTCACACACTGAATCAGTACAACCGCAAGCGAGTGGTACAAACAAAAATTAACTATGAACCTGTGACCATAACTTTTCACGACGATGGCGGCGACAATATTCGTGAGATGTGGTATCAATACTATTCTTATTATTACAAAGATCCTGCGCAAAAATATGTGAACAATGCTCCCACTACCAATGGCAGTATTGGACAGACCACTGGCAACCAAGTTCCATTTGATTACAACAACAGAGATATCTACAGTCAAAATAGATCTGTGAGCGACTGGGGTTTCATTGGAGAGAACTTCATGGACGGCACAAGTTCAGCCAGCGGCAAGCCGCCGTTCTTCAAAGACATCCAGATCTATGGTTTTGATCAACACAAATATGCAAGATATATTTTGATCAACCCAGTGGTAGCTAACTTCAATCATGATACTTACAACTACAGCGAAGGCAATGGTATCATGCAAAATTCAATGACCATAAGATATGAAACTGTAAAATATCTCAGCGGTGCACTGGGCAAGCCTGACGCCAATGTGGCCTGGCCAGACACTGCTCACTATGATACAGAACGCAGTCCGTTGGCACGAGCTGGATCAACAGCCAGTATTTTTGGCCAAGGCGGTTTACTAAACACTGGTCAAGGCATTTTGCAAGACTTAGAGTCTGGATCGGTGGCCGGTCTGATTGGCGCTGCACAAAAAGCTGGTGCAACTTATAATACCTTCAAAGGTAAAAATCTTAGATCAGTGGTCAAGAGCGAAGCATTGAGTCTAGGCACAGGTGCCATTAGAGATCTTGGACCTGCTGCCACACGCCAAGTAATCAACAAAGCTGACGGATGGGTGTTCCCTACAGCCACTGCTCAGCGACAAATTGGCACTGCGCTGAGCAATCCTAGATCTGGTGAAGTGCTGCGTGGCGGTGGAGGTGTTTGATGGCCACAGGATCAGTAAACTATACCAATCTCAACATTGATCAAACAGTGCGGATCTATGACAGATTCTATCAGTTTGAAGCCAATGTACCAGCAGCAGAGTACGACATAGTCAACAGCTATTTCCGCACTATAATGAAAAATCCAGAAGTGGCTGGGAATTTCACTGTGAGTCTGTTCCAGGTGGCTGATCAGACCAACATTCCAGTTTTGACTCTTTTAGACAATATCAAAGGACAAACTGGGCTAGAGTTGACACTGAACATGGCTTATTATCTCAACAATATTCGCACTCGTGCTACATTGTTGGGTGTAAACTCACAACCTGTGCCTAACTTTTACGCTGCAAGAGCTGTGCTGCAATGAGCAAATGGGCCCAGGGTGTTTATCAAGTAATCAACGCCAAAAAATACGTGGGCAATGGGCAGCCTAGGTATAGGTCAGGCTGGGAACACAGCTTCATGCGCTTTTGTGATACCAACGACAATATTTTGCAGTGGGCATCTGAAAGTATTCGCATTCCTTATTTGCATCCACTCACAGGCAAAATGACCAGCTATGTGCCTGACTTTCTCATAACCTATCGTACCAGAGACAACACAGTCAAAGCTGAGTTGATTGAAATCAAACCCAAAGGTCAAAGCCAGCTCAAAGAAGGACAAAATCCCAGAGACCGAGCTGTGATTGCTGTGAACTATGCCAAATGGGATGCTGCTACCAAATGGTGCAGAAAACAAGGACTAGCATTCAGAGTGATCACCGAAGACGACATGTTTAGAAACGGTCGTGCCTAAACCCATAAATATGGCATGACAAGAAAACTGGAAGAACTGTTTGACCTGCCGCCCACTGATCAAGAAGTTGCAGCCGCTGTGCCCAATTTGGCTGAAAACCGTGCACTGATTCAAGACATTGATCAGGCCATAAACAAAATTGATTCTGCGCTGCCAGCCGTGCGAGGACTGGAAGCCACTGATTCAGAAATGGACGGCCTGGCCGACTTGGCCACTGCCAGCTATCAAGATCTCATGGACTTGGGCATGCAAGTGGACAGCCGCTTTGCATCAGAGATTTTTTCAGTGGCGTCTAACATGTTGGGTCATGCCATCACTGCCAAAACAGCCAAACTAGACAAAAAACTCAAAATGATTGACCTTCAGCTGAAAAAAGCCAGACTGGATCAACAACAACCTCCGGATGCAGCCACACCACAACAAGGCACTGGGCATGTGCTCAGTCGCAACGAACTGTTGGAGCGTATTCTGGGTAAGAATCAAAAAACGCAAAATGAATAAATATATCACAGGAACCTGACATGAAATCATTTGCCAAATATCTAGCAGAAAGTGAACGCACATACGATTATCGTATCAAGCTGTGCGGTCGCATTCCGGACGAACAAGTTCGTGACCTCAAATCCAAACTGGATCAATTTGATCCTGTGAAGATGGGCGAAGTGAAGGTCACGCCCATACAAAAAATTCTCACAGACTTTCCCAACAATCAAAATGATGCTGTGACCATGTTTGATGTGAGTTTTCGTTATCCAGCCATTGAGCCTCAAATCAAACAACTGTATCAACTCATGGGCGGCAATCCCAATCTTGTTGTGATGCAGACTCAAGATTATGTTGACGGTTTAGTTGACGAAGCAGACCGAGTTGAAACTGAAAACAAAGATCTGTTGGCCAACACTGACTATCCCAAAAACAACAAAGTACAAGATGGTCTGAAAAAAGACTACGGTGTTGAAGCGCACAATCATGTGGTGTTACAAAATCAATATCGTTCAGACTTTACAGTGGCAGGCGGTAAGACCCCTGCTGCCAAGACCAGCAATGATTTGCCACAGGGCACACGCAGCCCTATGACCAATATCAAACGACCACCCAAGCCAGCCACTGGCTCCCAACCTCGAGGATGATAACATGACTTTTTTCTATGAACTAAACAAACGTCTAACTGACATTGCAGACAAGCCAGTGACTCAAAAACTCAATGAGCGCGACATGAGTCGCCATGCCAAAGGCATTGAAAAATATGGCAAAGAAGGCATGCAGGCCTTGGCCAAAGCTGGTCGTCAAGGCAAAGATCTTGACAAGATCAGAGACAAATACAACAAATACGACGATTCAGTAGAAGAAGGTCTAGGATCTATTGTTAAGACCATTGGCGGCGGCATAAAAAAAGCAGCCACCAAGGCCATGGATGTAGTTGCTCCTAGCGATGAAAAGCTGTTGAAGAATTTGCAGCGAGATGTAGGAGTTCCACAAACTGGACGTAAGCCAGGCAATTACTCGCCCATGCATCAAGACAGTCAAGTCAGTAATTTTGCTGGCCCAGGCGGCATGAACGAGATCAAGAACAAAAAAATGGCCAAAGAAGAATACGGCCCGCTGGAAGAAAAACCCATGACGGCAAAACAAAAAAGTTTTGCCAAGCTGGCACCTCCAGCAGACAAAGTCACTTTTGCTGACAAAATTGCCGGCGCTAAAAAAGAAGTTGACGAAATGCTGGGCGATGTGGCTGCTGAAGCCATGCGTGGCGCACTCCGTGGCGGCCAAAAGAAACTAGACAAAAATCAAAACGGCAAACTGGATGCACAAGACTTTGCCATGTTGCGTAAAGGCGGCAAGCAAGAAACTGACGAAGGCTGGGA